TTCCGCGCCCGCGGTGCGGTCGTTCGCCTCGTCGTCCTCATCGTCCTCATCGTGGGAGCGCTCGGGGACGGGGGCGCCCGGATCGAGCGGGTCCACCTCGTGGCGCTCCAGATCGCCGGCCGCCTTGGCGTCCAATGCGTCGACCTCGACCATGATGGCGTCAAACGCCGCGCGCGTCGGGTCGTCCTTGAACGTCCCGTCCGCCGCACGGAGGGCTGCCGCCTTCTGTACGAGCTGTGCGCGCTTGGTGAGCTTCTTCGGTTTCATGGGTTCAATAACTCCTGAGTTAGCGACGGACTCGCGCGAGACAGAGTGCACGGTTCCGATCGGCGTCGGACAGCACGCTGGCGGCCAGGCCGCTGGTGACGAACTCGCAGGTCGTGAGTTCGCAGATGGCGGCGCCGCGTACGCCGGCGCCGGCGTCGGCGCCCATGGGCACCAGTGACACTTCGTAGGGTTCCCAGTCGATCGCGCGGTAGGTCGGAATCTTGATCTCGACGTCCTCGATCTTTTCGAACTTGTGGACGCGATACCCCACGCTCACGTTCTGGATGATGCCGTCCTGGACCTTCCGGAAAATCGCATCCGCCAACGGATCGTCTTCGGCTTTGGCAAAGCGCACGACCGCCTTGCCCTGCTTGCCGTCAACAGTCGCCGTGCCGCTTTCCACCACACCCAGCACACCACGCAGCTCATAGCTGTTGTGGGCATCCAGGAGGGGCGCGCCGCCGTTCAGGCGACCGAGCCGCACATGTTTGGGATCGAGGGACAGCTCCTCGTAGAACTTGTCGAAATAGCCACGCAGCACCTTGGCCCCGGTGGACCAGGTCAGCTCCACGGTTCGCTTGGGAAGGTTGACGCTGCGCGGGTTGAACGCCGCGCGCAGCGTCATGGGCGGGAGATCGCGCGTGATCGTTGGTGACATCGGGAGATCCGAGCATCAACGATCGCGCCGGCAGCGTGAAGAGGGTTGTCGCGAGGAGTAGGACGAAAGCGTACCAAAGCGGACAAAGGCGTACCGGATCGGGTCAGGTAGGCCAAAGGCGTACAGAGGCGTACAGAGGCGTACAGCGACGGGTCGTTCCCGATCATCTTCGTGCGGCTGTAGACTGTAGCGATGGTAGCGATGGACGAACACCTGAAGTGGCTCGGGCTTCGCGTCCTCGACGTGGTGACGGGATTCGCGGGCATCGTGACGGCGGTCTCGTTCGACCTCTACGGCTGTGTGCAGGCGGTCGTGTCGCCGTCAGTGAACGAGAAGGGCGACCTCGGCGACGGTCGGTGGTTCGATACAAAGCGACTGACGGTGACGAGTGACACGCCGGTGATGGCTGTGCCGTCGTTCGCGGTGGTGCCCGGTCCTACGGAGAAGCCGGTGTTCCAGTCGCAGCCCGGTTAGCCGACAGGATCGGGTCACGTCGGCCGCGGACCGAGATCGCCTTCGCGAATCTCCCGGTTCGGCGGCACGCTCGGCAGTGACCGCGCCGTCGTGTCGTCGACGCCGCGTTCAGTGGGCGTACCGGCCTTCATTCGGGCCCATGCCTCGAGCTGTTCCAGTTGCCCGATCACCCAGTCCCGGCGCGCGACCGGCGAGTCGTGAATCTGCATCCGCTCGGCCACGCCGACCATCCGGTACGTGTCGAAGAGGTCCAGCGCGATCGGATCCAGAAGCGCGGCCGCGAGCGAGGCCGCGCGCTCCGCCACATGGTCGAAGGATCCCGCATCCGCGCTCAGCTTCTTTCCCATCAGCGTCACCTTCCCTATTCGAACGTCATCGCACGTTCGTGTCGTTTGACTTCGTCGACGGAGATCCGAATGACGGACCCCCCTGGGCCGACGCGCACGTGGGCCAACGCCCCTTTGGCGCACCAGCGGCGCACGGTCTCGTACTCGACACCCCACCGCTGCGCCACGGCCCCAATGGTCAGCAGTTCGTCCATGGACACGGCTGGTTGCAAGGTTACGAGCACAGTGGAACCCTTTTTGGCCATTTCTAGGGGTTCATCAGGGCTTTTGGCCCGATTCAGGCGTCCCTTGTTGTTCGCGTGGATTGCCCGCCTGCGTCGTTTTGCGCGGATCGCTGTCAAGGATGATGCCGGCCGCATCGAGCTTGCGGAACCACTCGGCCTGTTCCGCGATCCATTCGTCTGGGTCGTATCCTTGCTCGCGCAGCATCTCTGGTCCGGTAATCAGCCCACCGCGCTGATTGCGCACCATCGCCAGGCCTTCCTTGTCTGGCTCGAGCATCGCTGCGGGCGGAGGGGTCCATTTCGCGCGTGGTGTCTCGGCGAGTTGTCCGGAGACGATCGCCACGTCCATCGCCCAGCGCCACGTCGGCCGACAGAAATGCGGGATGAGCAGATTCCAGCGCCACTGGTGGAGGTTCTGCAGGAACTCCTGTCGGCCGAGCCGGCCACTACTGAAGTTCACGCCTGACCAATCGCCAGTCAGCTGCTCGTACATGATGCCGAGCCCGGCGGCGACCCCCCGGAGCACGCTGACGCTGTACTTGGCCTGTTCACTGACCGGCGGCGGAATCGCAAACTTCACATCCGTGCCGACGGGCATGTACTTGACCATCCCGGGCTCGATGTTGTCGACGAGGGGATCGGTCGCGTCTGGCGCACCCAATGGCAAGGCCTCGCCGTTGATGTCCGTGACGAATGCGGCGAAGCAGGCGGCGATCTTCTGCCGGAGCAGTGTCGCGTCCTCGAATTCATCGTGGTCCTTCAGACGCACGATCACGGGGGCATACCACGAGATGCCGCGGACCTGGCCTGGCCGGTCGACGCGGTAAATGGAATGCACCCGGTCGGCCGGCACCCGTTCGGAGGCCGCTCCGAAACTGCGGATGCCCACGAGGTTGCTCCCTGGGTGATCGGGAAACAACCAGTACGCCACGCGCCGACCCTGTGCATCGAATTCGACGCCCTGCAGGATCACGCCGCCGCCGTCGGGGCGACTGTGCTTGAGGGTATCCAGGTGATCCGCCTCGAGCACCTGCAGCTGCAGCGGGATAGGGAGACCCAGCGCGTTCATGAGGTCGCGCTCGATGACATGGCGTCGGATGAGGACCTCGCCATCCCTCGCCACCGCTTGAATCACCAGGCGCTGGAGACCGTAGAACGTGTTGCGACCGTCATAATCGCAGTGCGGCGAGTCGGCCCACTCTTCCCAGATGGCCCGCGCGCGGGACCGCGCGCGTACGCCGGCACTGTCGGGCACAATCTTCGGCACGATGCCCCAGCTCACCGCGTGATTCGCGATGACCTCGAGGCCCTTCGTGCCCCAGCTGTTGTTCCGAGCCAGATCGCGCGCGTGCAGACGGAGCAGGTCGAGCGCGCCGCCGATCACCGCGTTCGGATCGCCACCGCTCCGAGACCAGCCGCTGGTCCGACGTCCTGCGGCGGCGGCTTCATAGTGGCGCGCCAGCAGCTCCGCCTGGCGGCGAGCCGCAAGCCGGTTACGGGCCCAGTGCGGGGAGACGATGAGGGCGAAACGATCGATGGCGTTCATCTAGAGTCCTTTTTTGGTTCGCACAAAGCGATGGCGGGTCGCGTTCGCGCCCTGCACTTCCGGGGTCATGACCGACAGGGCCTGCAGCATGTCGGGGATGGTTTGGTAGGTCACTTCGCGATCGGTGTACTGCACCCGGAGCACGCCGCTGGCGATTGCCATCTTCAACGCGTCGATGTCTGCTTGTGTGAACGCCATCATTTCCTCCGAATCCAACCAGAAGGCCGCCGCTCAATCCATCGTTTACGGCCCGTCGACAGCGCGGGCGCTGCGCGTGGTGCGGTCGTCGACGCCGCGGCGGTACCGTCGGCCGGGCCCGCTGGTGCGTCGGCGACTGGCGGGGGCCGGTCAGCCTCATAGCCCACGGCGCGCTCGAGACGCGTCCAGTCCGGTTCCTGAAACCGATCCAGGCCCTGGAGCGCGGCGGCCGCCCGGGCGTAGATCCGGCAGTCGAGGAAGTGGTTCTCTCGGCCAGGAATCAGCTCCCAGACGAGCACCGTGAAGCCGCTCGGGGTTTTGTGTGGGACGAGCTGCTCGGCCGTGAGCGCCTTGAAGTACTCCTCGCCATACTGCGGGAACCGACAGAACCCGATCGGGTCGGTGGCGCCGAGTGCGCGCCCTTCGTCCGTCGGCGGTGATTGACGGAGCCATCCGTACAGCTCGCTCTTGCCAACGTTCCCGGAGACCCGCCACATCCGGTAGCCGACTTTTCTCCCTGACACGGTGACGTCCACCTTCGACGGCGGCCCCACCAGGATGCCGACGCGATCGTCGCCTTTGATCGCAATGACCCGCTTGAGCGGGTACCGGCGCGCCCAGGTGTACACGTTGTTGGTGTTGTCGCCGCTGTCGACGGCGAGCATCGCGATCCGGAGATCCACGCCGCGGGCATGGCGGAAGGTGCGATTCAGCAGCGCATCCACCTGCGCCCACGGGCCGTTCTGGGATAAGTCGGCCGGATCACCGGGGATGATGGCCGCATCGATCGACCAGGAGCGCTTGCCACGACCCCACCCGACCACCTCAAACACCAGGCCGAACGAGCGTTGCACGTCGACGCCGGCCGTCAGGAAGAGGACGCTGTCCGGGCAAGTGCCGCGCTCGTACAGCTCCCGCCGATGGTAGAGGGGTTCCCAATCCGGCGCCTCCCCCTGCTCCTTCCAGGTTTCTCCGAGCACGGTGTTGACGAACGTCTTCAGCTGCTCAGGGCCCTCGCGGAGCGCCTTCTCGAATTCCGCGGCGATGTGGGCCCAGGTCGCGTTCGGCGAATGGCTATAGGCGGCCCAGAGATGGTAGCTACGGTGACTGGGTGAGGCGTCAGGGTTGTGCGGCCGCCATGCCCCCCTCGCCACGATGTCGCGCTTGTCCTTCTCCTCGATCACGCCGCCGCAGGTGCCGCAGACGAAATGCGCGTCGGCGGATTGTCCCTTCGTCCACCGCATGAAGTGCCCGGCCGGCGCGCCATCGCCGGTGACCGCCTCGCGCCGGAACACCAGATAATCCATGTGCCCGCACTGCGTACAGGGCACGTAGTAGCGGCGCTGGTCGCCTTCGAAATACAGCTTCTCAATGCGGCTGACGCCCGCGATCGTCGGCGTGCTGCCGTTCAGCCCCTTGCGGTTCCAAAACCATTCAGACCGCCGCCAGGCGAGCGTGACGGGATCGCCCTCCACGCCGGCACTCGCGGGATAGCCGTCCGTTTCGTCACCGAGGATGATTCGACGAGACACGCGACGGAAGCTCGCCGGGCTCCGCGCGCCCACCAGTTGCAGCAGGCCACCGCTGAAGCGCATGTGCAGGAGCGAGTTCTTCCGCATGACGTGCGGGGGAAACTTCGCATCGAGCACCGGGCAGTCCCTGAGCATCGGAAGGACCTCCTCCTTGCTGAAGCCCTTCGCGTCGGTGAGCGTCGG